ATGAGCAACCAGTCACTCACCCCAGAAGAAACCCTCAAGCGCATGCGCGAAGAAAACCTCCGCGAAGCCGAGGAAAACGCCCGCCTCTATGAGGAAAAGAACACCCAGCAGGTAAAAGACGCCCTCCAAGAGCTAGGCGCCGCCACCTGGGGCCAGGTTCAGCAGTGGGGGCCAGCCCACAACATTCGCCCACTCACCCGCGAAGTGGCTGGCGAAGTCCTCAAGAAGCTCATCGAAAATGGTGAGGTAATCCAGGCCACCGACCCGGAGACCGGTGAGCCAGCATTCGGCAAGACCTACCGCGGCGCCAAGGCCAAGCTCTGGACCCTCGCCTAACCACCAGCCCCACGGTGTGGGGCTTCCCACCACTTCCATAGAAAAGAGACTGAAAATGAAACCCACCGCCACTTTCGCCAAGCTGGTAGCCACCAACCCGCAGGAAGATGCGCACGGCTTTGAGAATGCTATGGGTAAGCACCTGGGTCTTGAGCCATGGCAGATGACGCGCATCCGCGAGGAAGTGCAAGAGCTTATTCTTGGCGCCACTGCTAAGTACATGCGGGCCATGGATGAAGCGCAAAAAGAAATGGGCCTATTGCCAGAGGATGCAGAGCCTGAAACGCGGGAAGAGTTCATGGCTGAACGCCGTGAGCTAGCGACTAGTTTCACCCCGCGTGCACTGCAGGATTTTGATTTCAACACTTTCGATTTTGACTGGTCCTTGGGCGATTCCGAGGCATCGGAACGCGGCGACAGCAAGCACTTTGAAGCCAAGCATGCTATCCACGCTGCTGTTGTGGAGCATCTTGTGAGGTGGGAGCCGGCCAACTAAGTAAAAGCCCCGCACTGGGCGGGGCGTACCTCCACGTAAGCGGAGAAGGTGACTCCAAGTCAATGAAATACGAAGTACCTCCGCAGGTGCGGAGAAAGTCACGCTCCTAACTATATCCGAGAAGAAAAGACGCCGCTATGTTTACCATCATTGCTAAAGATAATCGCGTTACCGCTACTGATTTTGAGGGCTTGCGCGCAGCGCTCCTTGATGAGCTTTTTAATACTGGCCGTGAGGATTGCGGCCCTTGGGAGGATTGGATCGAGGCGGTCTACCCCGCCGATACCTCCGAAGTCGATGAGGACTACACCCCGCCTGTGCCGCGGGAACTCACGCAGGAGAATCTGGAAGCTTTCGCGGCCTGGGTATTCGGTACTCCAAGTGCTCGTCTCATCCAGGGGGAGCCGCCAACACCCGCCACACTGCAGGCGATCCATGAGTTTATCGGCTGGTCGCTTGATGATGCCGCCGAAGCTCTCGAGGTCTCCAAGCGTACTTATCAGCGGTGGTTGTCAGGCCAGATGGCCGCACCATCACGGGTTGAGGGTGAGATGCGCCGGGCTGCGCAGCACCTTATCGACCGGGCTAAGCGCCTGGCCTCCAATGACGCTATTGACTTCAGCCTTGATGCTCCCGCCGTCGAGCGCCGCGCACATGCTTTCGCGGAAGTTCTCTACAGGGATTAAATCTTGGAGAAATGCAACTCATTTTGCCATAAACAATATTTACTACCCGGGTTGACACTGCAACCGGGGTGGCATATAATGGGGTTGTAAGCAAGAAAAGGAGCAAAGAAAATGACCACCTACTACCGCATCCAATCCCAGAACCGCCCCGACATCCTCGACCCGGAAAACCAGTTCTCCTACTCCTGGAACGACCTGGGTGCAGACCCACGCCACGGCATCAGCGTCATGGACGACCGCGAAGCCCTGGCAGAGTACATCGCCCAGACCGGCATCCAGTGGGACGAGACCTGGGAGCTTCTCGAGGTCGAGGGCACCACCTCCGAGGATGAGGACGAGGACGCTCACATGGGCGCTCGCCTCATCATCCCCACCGCCATCATCTCCCGCGAGCCACTCACCGACGGCTTCATGGAAGAAATCTTCGATGCCTTCGAGCAGCTCGCAGCCTAACCCCAACCACCACAGAAAGGAACCGCCACAATGACCACCCAGACTTTCACCCTCCGAGATGTAGCCATCGCCGCCAACGCAAAATTTGGCATGGACACTGAAGCCGCCGAGGGCATCGCCCGCACCTACCTTGACCAGATGGACGCTGAAGACGGTATTGAGCGCGATGAGGACGAAATCACCCAAGATGATTTCGATTTCCTGCTGGGCGCTATCGATTCCGCCCGCCGCGCCGGTGACCTCGGACTGCATGAGCTAGACCTGATTTCCGAGGCCGCGCTTGAAATGCAATCGCAGGAGGACAGGCTACGCGCCGCCCGTGATGAGCGTGACGCCGCTATCCGCGCCGCTGTCCACGCCGGGGCACGCATCCAAGATGTGGCCACCGCTGCGGGTATCTCCCGCCAAGCGGTAGACAAAATCATCCGCGCATGAAACCCGGCGATAAAGACGGGCACGGCCGGTACGGCTACCTCGATGGTGATGATGAGCGCATCATCTGCCATGAGTGCGGGGGGCTGTACCGGGCGTTGGCCCCGCACCTTATTAAAGCCCACGGCATGACCGCAGCCGAATACAAGCAAGCGCATGGGTTGCCACGCGGCATGGGGCTAGTAGCCCCTGAGACGAGGCGCGCCAAGTCACGCCAAGCCCTAAGCCATGTGGGTACACCGGAGTGGGATCGGATGGTAGAAAAGCGCGACCCCACAGCCGCATCACACGCCCGAACAGAAGAGTCATTCACCACCCGTGGTGTGGTCGTTGAGCAGAAAACAGCGACGGCGCGGGCAAACATCAAAGGTGTGAGAAAGCCTGTCACACGCCGCTGTATAGTCTGCGGAAAGCTGCTTACTGAGGTGCGCGGGCGCGCCACATGTAGCGACCGGTGCTATCGCATTCAGCTGTATGAGCGGACCGCGAAGCCAGGCGCGAGGGCATGGATGCAGCGCCGAGACGCGGGCGAATCACTATCGGAGATAGGACGTAGCGCGGGCGTATCCCATGTGGCGGTGCGGGTGCGGATTGAGAGATTCCGGGCCTATCTCAGCTTGTGCGAAGAGCTTGGGCGCACACCTATAGAGTAAAACGACGAAAAGACCCCCACCACAAGGGGTGAGGGTCGGTAGTTACTTCTGTGTCGTCTCCGGGTATTTTTGCTTTATCCACTCCGGGTAGCTCATGAATGGTGGCGGCGGTAGCGTCAGGCCCTTATCTACCGCCCAGAACTCCAAGCCGCGCCACAAACCAGCAACCCACAATTGATACTCATGGTGTCGGGATTCTTTCGTCCGCAGCTCAGCCACTTCCCTATCGAGGCGCTGGATTGTTTTCTCCAGGCGGTCTAGGCGGCGGGCGTCGCTGGCTTCATCCGCGGCGATAGCGTCCTCTTTGTGCTGGCGTATAGCGCGGGCCGCTTTACCAAAGATACCGCCATAGTCCGCCGCGGCCTTAGACATCAACCCTGAGACCAGGGCGAGGATGATGAGGATGGTGAGGAGGAAGCCGCCCGGCGTCCTAGAGTTGGTGAGGAAGCTAAGCAGATCTGTGGTCTCCATCCTTCCCCTTCCTATGCTTGATTACGGCGATCCGTATCGTGAGTGACCACGCGATCACAGCCCACATGAACGCGGCGGAAATATACCCGGTGAAGAATCGCCAATCATCAATCGGCCCTTGCATGTACACATCATCGAAGACCATCACAGCAAAAGCGCCGTAGATCGCGGCGGCGAGGACAGCCCCGGCGCGCACAATCCGTGGGCACTGTTTTAGTAGCCCGATAGCGACGATGAGTGCGGCGATGATACAGGCCGCGCCCCACACGACAGGCGGGGTAACATCCCGAACGCGGAACGCTCCGACGCCCTGCTGCGGGTTGCCTAGCGCGTAATCCATGCCTCGCGAAAGCATCTGAAATGCGAGCGCCCCGATAATGCATTGAAGCGTGCGAGTCATCATGCCTCGTTGGTGGTGGGGCCGGTGTAGACCGGCAGAGTTGCGAGCTGCGGGGCGGTTTTCTGCTCCTGGTATTCTGCTTGGGCTGCGAGGCGCGGCGCCATGCTTGGGGTGACACCATCCACAGTGAGCCGGTTAACTAGGGCGGTGACAAAATAGCCGATCGCACCGACGGCAAAAATCGTCCAAGCTGGGGCATCCGCAAGCATGACCGGCAGCGCGCCAGCCACCCACGCTAGGGCTTGCAAAGCGAGCATGATTGAGCCTTTGTAGCGGAGCCACCACGGCTGTTCTTTAAGCTCCGTGGCTACTGCGTCGGCGATTCGCTCCGAAACCGTGTTAATCACTGCTTGGTCGTAGTGGCGTGCCATTCTATTTCCTCCCCTTGAGTTCGTCTAGGTCTGATTGGATTTGGGCGAGCTGGTGGCGAATACTTGCCACGGCATCGACAAGGGTTAGGTTGCGGCCTTGACTGTCCTGCCCTAATTGAGGCCAGCCGTTACCCGATGGTCCTCGAAGTTGTCGCCATATTTCCTGAATCGCGTCAATCTGAGGGCCAAGGTAGCCGGTCAGAAAATCGGTAAAGAACTTAGTGGTCATTTCTTCTCCCTCATGATGTTGTTTACCTCCGTAGAACAGGGCGCGTAGTTGGTCTCGCGTGCCTCGGTAGGCGTTGATGTCCACGCTGTAGCCTGCTACCTGAGCATTGCTGCCGTATTGCCACAGTGCGGGTTTCTGATTGCCGAGCGGGTAATCCCACTGACTAGCCCCGTTGCCGGGGTAAATTGCGGCGGGTGCCCCGGTGCGGTTCTGCCCGTAGGCTGCGACCCAGAACGCGCCGAACTCGTGGCTGTCCGGCTCGCCGGGGGCGATGCTGCCCTCCCAGTACGGCACGTAGGAATACGCGCCGATAACGCGCACACCCCGGCGCTCAAACTCGCGCTTCGCTTCACGAATGTGGTCAACGTGCAACCCGGCGGGTGTTTCGCAATCAAGCCACATGGGGCGCTTCTTGTCGCCCATGACTTCAAGTGCTGCCTGTACCTGCTGCGCTACTGTGGTGCCCTCCGACGGGTTGCGGAGATAGTGATACGCCGCCGTGATTAGGCCCGCGCTCTCCGCGTCCTCAAGATGACTCCGGTAGCAGCGGTCTTTGTACGTGCCGTCCGTGGTGCGGATGATTGCGTATTCGATGCCCTCACGCTTCGCAGCTGCGAGGCTCATGCCGTCCTGGTGCTCCGAAACATCAGCACCAAATAGTGTTGCCATTTTGTCCTCCTTCTTTTGGCCTTGCCCTGGCCACACGGCGCCCTTAAGTGCGTGAGTCATCGGGTCAAGGCGATCCGGCCCCGGCTGCGACCACACGTGGCGGTGTTGCTCAAAATGCAGATGCGGCGCCACGCCGCCGTTGGTGCTGGGGTCTGGGTTAATGCGCCCGATCCGTTGACCCTCGGACACACGCTGCCCGACGCTGACTTCTGGGATGACATGCCCGTAGACAAACAGTCCGCCGCCGTGCTCCGCATCCACATCAAGGGTGATCCACTGACCAAACCCACTGGCGGCCCCAGCGCGGGTGATAGTGCCGTCACGCACCGCAAAAATAGGGTGCCCGCCCGAACCGCCAGCAAGGCCAAAATCAGTACCCCAGTGGGTTGTGCCCCAGCGCGCCCCAAACGGCGACGTAACCACGAAACCTGCATTTACCGGCATCGTTGTCATAACTTTCCCTCCTTTGGGCATGATTAAACCCCTGTCGCGTGTGCGGTCAGGGGCTTGTGGTTAGAGTTTTTCGAAAAGGGCGTGGGCTTGGTCTGGTGGCCAGTGTGTGGCGGTGGTGTGTGCGGAGAGTACCCGGTAGTGGGCACCCTCGTAGGATATGATGTCGCCCTCCGCCACGTCGAGGCCTGGGGCAAACGGTCGCACCTCGCCGGTGCCCGGCGCTTCTGGCTGGGGGGTGGTGTATCGGTCGGTGATATCTAGCCAGATGTGCTCGTCCACGCCGTGCGCGCTTGGCTCCCAGTGATTCAGGCCCTTGTGGGTAGAGCGGACGATCCGCCCATTGTGGCGCACGATGTCACCCTCGCGGTACATCATGGAATGATCGCCGCCCGGATTCACCCACTCTGGCACGTCACTAATAGCCGCCGGTAGCTTCTCCGCGTCGGTCAGTGCGTCAGGCAGCGGGAGTTTGCCCGCGTCCTGAAGATCTTTGACCACCTCCGCCTGGGCCTGCTCCACGGCTTTAAGCGTGGAGCGGCGCTCCCGCTCATCCCCGTAAATCCACACGCCCAGCTGGTCTACCTCATCATCAGTGAGCTGCTGAATGGACTCTTTGATTTGCTCAATGCTCATGATTTCTCCTTTAGTATTTGTCTCATCGTGGGTCACGGTCGATACATGCGCCAGTAGTAATCCTGCGATCCGTAGTCACTGCCCGGCTCGTAAATATTCTTCGAGCTGTGCGCCTTAATGCACTCCCAGAAGCCGCCACGGCTCATGACGACGTCGCCCACGGCGTAGCTTGCGGTGGCCTGCCATGGTGGTGCCCATTGTGGAGTGCTGCCACGGAACACCGCTTTCGCCTCCCTGCTACCTACTGCCACATTCGAGGGGTATTTGCTGCCTACATAAAGCATGCGGCCACCTCATCCGATTTGCTCCCATGATGCGCCGCCGGGCGAAAGGCTCGAGTATCGCGTTGAGCGCCAAAACACCCCGTTGTAGTACACGTAGGTGCCAGGCTTGATAACACCACCCTGTCGCGCCTTTTCCGTGGCCCAGTCAGGCGCCCAGACAATACGCGGCCCGTAGAAAACAGCCTTAGCATTGCCCCCCCCCTACCGTGACCTGCTTAGGAATTTTATTACCTACATAAAGCATGCGAGTCTCCTACACCACGATATAGACGGTCGACGAATCCGGATACGATGGCAGCTTTGACACCACCTTAATTTTGCTGCCATCAGCCACCGCCCTATCCACATAAGACCGCGTCGACGCAATCTGGGATTTCACATAGGACTCATCAGCCTTGACGGTGAGCTTCCTTCTAACGTCAATAATCGAAGTGTAAATCTCATGCGCAGCCCCATCCTGCTGGTCAAGGCGTTCTTTAAGACCATCCACATCCTCGACCTTATGCTTGTGCCCCTTATCAGCCTTGCCAGCCAACGCGGCATCCAAGCCCGTGACCTGCGCGGTGGTATGCGTATGCGGAGCGGGTGGGAAAGACTCCGGCTTGCCTTTCACCTCATCCCAGGTAGAAGCCAAATCCGGCTTACCCGAAATATCAGCCCACGAAACATTTTCAACGCTGCCCGGGTCGCCCTTATCACCCTTAGGGCCGCGTAGCGACGGGGAGGTCTTACCATTCACGGTCAGCTGGTCACCATCCCACGACGTACTAGTAGCGATTTCCTCGGAACGTGCCTGTGCTGCTTTCGCCGCCCCCGCCGACTTTTCCGCATTACCAGCAGAGGTAGCGGCATCGGACGCGAAGCTGTCGGCCGCGTTCTTAAACGCCGCCGCGTTAGACTCCGACTGCTTAGCAGATGAAGCCGAGCCTGCCGCCGCATCCTGCGAGGCTTTAGCTGCCTTAGCAGACACATCAGCCACAGAAGCCGACTGCGCCGCCACATCCTCAGACCCCTTTGCTGCATCCTGAGACACCTTAGCCGCAGCCGCATACTTAGAAGCCGCATCCTCAAACCTCCTCGCCGCTTTAGCGGACGAATCAGCCTTTTCCTCCGACGACAAAGCCGCACCAGAAAGCCGTTCCGCAGCATCCCTGGCCGAATCGATCAGCTCCTGCAGACGTGTAACCACCACCGGCTCATAATCCAGCGAAGCCGCAAGCAAGGAGCCAAGACTTCCTCCACCAGCCGGGACCACAAACTCCCGAGTCGAGGAATCTTTAATATTGCGCACACAGAACTCCACCGCAAGCGGCCCTGGCTCAACTTCGACCGCTGCTTTCCCCCCAGTAAGGTAAACCCTCCGTGGCGCCGTAGACACCAAACCCCCAGAGCGTTCTGCAGATTCTCGGAACACCGGCGCGTACAAGATGACGTAATCATCAGGATGCGACTCAGCACCAAAGTCTCCTATATCAATTGTAAGTGTTACCGCCATCATTTATCCTTCCCCAGGCTGGCTTGCAGTATCTGATTTTTCTGTACCTCGCGCCCATTCACCGTCGACTTTGCGTGAAATATGTTGAGCCACGAGGCGAGTCCATCCAGGTCCTCCCAAAATTCCGCGACCCGTACCGATGTAATCCATTTTGACCTCGACATAGCAGCCAGGAGTATCAATCACCACAGAGGAAACGATCGTTCCAGTCATATTTCCGTTGCCCGATAATGACGAAAGCTGCTGTGAATAAATAGTCCCGTTGGGCCGGTAGACGATTACTCGCCAGTTCACGTCACTGGTGACAATTCGCACCCATGAGACTGTGATTTGCGCCCGAATATCCCACAGGCCAATATCATCAAGCCGAATTCCCATAGATGATTTTGAGCACCCGCGCATCGGCCCCAGCTGCTCCGTAAACGGTAGCGTCCTAGGCCCCTTTATCTCACGGCCCGCAGGCATAAACACAGATCCGTAATCCTGAATCGGAGAAAGAAGATCAACCCGGTCATTTAAGTCCAGCTGACCATCGCGTATCTGCTGGGCAGCTTCACCCACTGGAGAAAAGATTCCCCCAGGCTCAAAAATACCGCGGAGCGCATCACCAATACCTTGTATGAGCCCAGTGAAGCCCTTACCGAGAGCGTCGCCCAACCCTCCACCGAAAGCATCGATGCCGCCTAGAGCAGATCTGGAGTTCGGATCCGTCGGAAGCGAGGGGCCAAGATGAACACCCATGTCCTAGCCCTCCCCGTTTACGTCACTGTGACGCTTGGCGGCGTCCATACTCTCCGCAACCGCCAAAGCTTCACGCAACTCTGCGCGCTCCTCAGCACTCATCGCCGTAATATCCTTATCCGGAGCCGTCGCGACAAAACTCATCCGCGGCTCATCAAAAGGAATCCACACTCCCGGCTCCCACGGAGCGCCCGACGACCCCACCGCGTCATACTTCACCACAGGCGGATGTGCACTACCAGGTCCGCCGCAGCCCAAATCTTCGAAAACATGCTTCGCCATCTTCTCCGCAGCATCAAGAGTCAACGCGAATCCTGCATTAAAAAACACCCAAGAAAGCGGATGCCGGTCAGGGTCCTTATCGTACGGATAAATATCATCTATGTGCATTAGTTTCTCCTCCTAGTGAACGAAAGTTTTCACACGATCAATGGCATTTGAAATGGATTTCAACGACCGCGTATACCCACGCTCGTAAGACTCACGAGCCCGCGGATCGCCCAACGTCAGCTCTTCTTTCCATCCATCTGCTACGGACCAATGCAGCGTCACGTTACTGACGTACGTAGCAAAAACAACGCTTCGGTGGAGCACCCCCTGTTGGTCCCCGGCGCGGTAGTGCTCACCCCACCGGTAGACAGTTTGCTCCGAGACTTGGAAGCCAATGCTGACCATGCCCGCGCCCTGCTGCAACATTTCAAAGCCCTGCTGGAATGCACTTAGCGACCAGCCATCGCCTGCTCCTACCTGGTCTCGGTAAGCGAATCGTCCATGCGCCGCACGCCTGACGGTGTCGGAAAACTCATTCCATGCGAAAAGCTTGTCCTTCAGGGCTGCCGCGGATATTTCGCCAAGGAACGCACCGGCAGCGGCGATGAGCGGCCCGAACACCGGAACTAATTGAGCTAGTCCAGCAGCCAAGCCGCTAAACAACGCCTTCGAGCCAGCCCCGATGAGCTTGTTGACGATCTCTGGGGATCGACCACCAACGGTGACATGCCAGTCTTCAGACTTCACAACGGTGAAATCAGACGTGATACCCGCCATGTCTGCAGGCCTCCACACCACCCACGGCAAAAGACCGTCCAGCGTTGATGCTGTCGTACCCATGCCAATACGTGGAGCGTTGGCCTCTCGGTCAAATTGGCGTATCAGCCCTCGGAATAAGTCAAGGGCGCGCCCAGTTGTCGATGTATCATACTGGCGCGGAACAATATCTATCCACAAAGTAGGTAAACGTAACTGCAGATGGGAAGGCGCTGGCTGCTCGTCCCCAGGCAGCCATAGGCTAATAGACAGCATGAGGCCAGCCGCGTCGAGCGTATCTTTAAAAAAGTCCCCAGCCATGTCGAAACGGGCGTCAAGAACTGTCACCTGCGTCGATGTGGATTCATGTACTGGCGACACGATGGCAGGCCAATAATCAGGGCGCACTGAAGCCCAGGCGTTAGAAGACCACAAGTCCCACCCGCTGATAGCACGTGGCTGGAAATCACGCATCAGATTGACGAGCAGATACTCTTTTAGTACGCGAAGGGAGTCTCCGGCGCGAAAGTCGCGATACTTCAATTGCGCGATAAGCGGATCATTGGGACTTGCACGAAGAGCAATTTTTTCGACGTATCGGAACAACGACTTCGCTTCGACAGTGACGGTCCCATGCGCTCCGCCATCGCCAACGGAGTCGGTGATGCGAGCCACCCGATAGACCAGACGATCTACCTCACCGCGTGGACCCTCGACCATGATCCACTGCGACTCATGCACCAATGCTCGCCACGTCAACTCCGGCGCGCCTGGGTCCAACATGTCAAACGGCAAAAGCAAATCACAGGCCGGATGATCATCCCGCAGCTCAAGCTTAAGCACAGACGTCTCGTTCACTGACTCCGGAATTTCAATTGACACGCAACCATGAAGATCAGCGAGTGGTTCCATGTTCTTATCCAGCAGCCACCAACCCCAGCCATCACCAGTACGGTGGGCAGCATCACGGACATCAGCCCAGTCAGACACGCTTTACCTCCACGGATTCTCTCGACGCTGCACCACTTCAAGATGCACACCACTGGATAACTCCCACGAAGTCGCATTACCCGGCAACGTTTCACCAGGTACCGCTAACCCTCGCAGCGACGCCCACGCAGCCTTATCCGGCTTACCTGCACGGTCAGTCACCACATAGCCACGACCAGGGTCAGTAGACAAAACACGCTCACCACTCACCGTAGGCAGAGTCACCAGGACACCATTGGGCAGCCGTACAGTTTGCCCTGCACCGGACCACACCACATTGGGGAACAACGGAAGGTCACCAATGTTCCTCACAATGGCTTTCGAATCGAAAATCCGCTCCACCGGAGAGGAAAACGCTCCAGCATTACAGATGAGAGGTATTTCAATGTCGAGGGAAATGAGCCCCGACGCCGCAGGAGATTTCTCGGGAGCTCCGATACTCTCCTTAAGGAGGCACTCGGCTTCCCACTCCGCCTGGCCCGTCATCGAAATAGACAATCTGCCAGGGGAAAATGTCGAAAAGGACGCAAGAAAATGTGAATAAGTATCCTGCACAGTTTCGTCTTTGCGGGCGTAGACTCGACATTTTAGCTCTCCCTCGAGCATCGGCCACGTCGACCTGCCAAACTCCACGCCTACCCCATTAGTAGATGGCGTAATCTTCCGCGAAGGGCTCGCAACAAGACCACTGACGGCGGTTAGCATGACCCCATTTGAAGTCATGCCGTCCCCCGCCAGCACCCACGTTGAATCATCGACGCCGACCCACCTCACTCGAGGTCTAGCCATTCTTCCTCCCTAAACCATCATGTTGATTGCAGCTGTAACAGCTTGTGGCTTGAACTTGAGTTTTGCGAGCTCGTTCGCATTGAACTCAATTTTTCCTTCCGCCTTTTCAAGCCGTTCACGCACAATCTCTTCCCCATCCAAATTGACGACAATCGTCGTGTCACCTCTGCCGCCTTCGCCGTTTTGCTTAGGTAGCTGTTTGTACACAAGGTCGTCGAAAGCGCGAGTCTGCTGCGGAGACAGAACACGCTCCGGAGCAACTACATCCTTCGGTAGTAGGCCCTTGCCGTAGCCGAGGCCACCGCTGTCGAAGACACCGGTCTTATTGACCAGTTCCTCGGCAAGTCCCATCTGCTGCGCATACCGGCCCGGGAATGCGGACACCTGAACCTTCTGCGCCGCAGCGCCAGGCTCCATGTCCTGCCACTTGAAGGTATGCAGCTGGCGGAAGAACATAGCAGCAGACTCGTAGGGGTCCATGCGCTGCCATACCTCGCCCCACGCACCATTGTCACGCTGCTGGAACAGGCCAACACTGTCATGGTCAGAGCCGACCGCGTCATGCTTGTACTTGAGCGATTCCGGCACTGCGTTGTTGGCCCACATCTTCATCGGATTACCCGACTCCACAAGCGCCGTAGCCACACCAATCTTCGCGCCCTTAGCACCCACACCAAGACGCTTCGCCGCCTCCGCAATCTCACTCACGAAGAACTCCTGGCCCCACTCCGCAGTCTTGGCCTTCTTATCCGGTTCAATCCGCAGCTGAGCATCCTTAGCAATCGTCGACGGCGACGCGTTCTTAAGCGCATCATCCTCAATCGCCTTGGCGTTCTTCGCCGCCACGCTAGTGCGCGCCTGGTCCCGGCCACTAGTTGCAGCAGACACCGTCGATGATGACGTCGCACTAGCCTGCTGAGGCACCAACTCGCTTCCCTTCGTGGTCAGAAGCTTCTTAGTCAGTGAGTTACCCATGCCAAAGAAATCGAAGACACCATCGACTGCGATGTCAAGCAGTGATTTATCTCCGAGCTCTTTGTAGAACGCAGCTTGTGCCGCATCCTCCGGAGACAATGCGACAGTAACCGTGCTCTCCCCTGTACCGGTGGCCTCATCTGCACTCACAGAAACGGGAACGCCGTCAATGCTCATGCTCGTGCCGTCCGGTAGCGCATTCTGGGAGAGGATGGTGTTCATCTTCGGCGGCTTCGGCGGCTTGATGGTCTTGTAGAAGAACTCGTTGAAATAGGAGTCCCATGCTCCAGCGGCACGGCCACCAATCTGGCCGTTACCGCGACCGCCGCCCATCTCGATGTTCGTACCGTCCGGGAGGGTACCGGCGGTGTGCCCGCCCGCAGGGCCACCGTTCTTGAGGCCAAAACGCAGATCGCCCTGCTTACCGCGACCATGACGGAAGCCGTGCGAGGACAGCCACGCGGCTTCATTGCCAGTAGCGAACTTACGAGGGAACGGGCTAATTCCAGCAGCAAACGCAGCTACAGCCGACATGGCGCCAGAGCAGTCACCCCAGTTCGACCCGCCCCACACATAGGGAGCGCCCTCTAGGGAACGCGACGCCTGGTGCCCGTTAGCAGGACGACCCTCCACGAAATCACGCAGAGTCTTAGCAGTGATACCGCCGTCTGCGAAATACTGGGCTCGTGCCGGGGCTACCTGCGAAGCAGAGCCGGGCTGTACACGCTGCCCTTTCTTGTCCACGACAGACAGGCCAAAAATATCGGCAGTCTTGGCAAGAATCTGCGTAGAGCGCTTCCGCTTCGACTTAGCTAGCGGGATGTAGGATTCGCCGCCGGTTTCCGGCTCCGCCCACACACGCCACTCGCCGCCCTTGGCGATTTGCGCCCGGTGGTCCTCACGAGAGCCACCGTTGGCGTAGCGCTCTAGCTTGTCGATACCACCGTCGATGTAGGCGCGGGTGATACCACCCTCGGCCATAACGACGCCGCCGTCCATGAAGCCGAGCATGCCGCGAATCTTGTCCGGCATAATCGAACCAATCGCGTTGCCTACCTGCCCGAACATCGACTTAATGCCGTTGATGAGACCGCTGATAATGTTCTTGCCGGCGTTGACCAGCCAGGTACCAGCAGAGGCGAAAACACCCTGGATTTTGCTCGGAATCTGGCCGAGCACGCCCATCATCTCGCCAATCTTTCCGCGAACGGAGTTGACCATGTTGCCGATGGACTGGGCGAATGCTGCCGCCACTCCCTTCGCTGCTTCAAAGATGGACTTGAAGAGGTTCATCGCCGTGTTGATGGTGCCGCGCACCACGTTGGAAATGGCGTCACCCATCGACGAGAAGCGATTACGGATGTTTGAGAAGTTGCCTGTGAGCACGTCCGCCAGCAGGCCGGCTGCATTGCGAAAGAAGTCCCATGCGGGCTTAATGACTCCGCTCCAGATGCTGGAGATGAGCGTGCCCATGGTGCGGAACGCGCCGCCGATGATGGCCCTGAAGATTGGGGCGACAAACGAGCCCACGGCCTGCACCACCGACATAAAGACTGACAGCGTTGGCTGAATCACCGAGGACCACACCGTCGAAATGACACTGCCGACGAACTGCATCCCTGTCCAGATGCCCTGTAGCGCACCCATCACCACGGTGCCCAGCACCTGGAACACCGTGCCCATGGCGGACACGACAGGGGCGATCCAGGTCTGGTAGAACTGGCCGAAGCCTACCGTGAACTCGCCCCACTTGGCCTTCATAAAGTCCCACGCCACAATGGCGAAGTCCTTCAGCACAATGAGCTTGTCGCGGAAGAGCTGCAGGAACGTGAAGATTGGGGAATCTGGGTTCATACCCAGAGCTTCGGCGTAGTCAGCCGTGTCACCGGTCTTCATGAAGTCCAAGGCACCGGAGAAAATCTCCTTCACCCTATCGACCGCGCCAGTAACCTTTTCCACAGTGGCATCCCACGCCCCGGCGATTGAGTCACCTATCTGGGAAAACACTGGCCCAAAAGTCGAGCTAATCCAGTCAATACCGGCCTTGAACGTATCTACTACCCAATTCCAGCCAGTTGCCAATGCTTGGGTAAACCCATGCCAAATTTTCTGGCCGGTCTCCGTCTTTGTGAAGAATAACGTTAGCCCCACAACTAGGGCTGTAATCCCGGTGACTACAAGACCAATGGGAGAAGCCAAAAAGGTAAGGTTAAGTATTTTCAACATATCGGCCGCGGTCTTGATGCCCCGCGCCGTATCAGCAATACCTTTGACGATTCCGACCGCCTTCACGGCCGCCGCACCAGCGGCTAACGACGTCACGCCCGTGGCAACCGCAGCAAGAATCGCTGGATGCTTCGCGAGCCACGTAAACGCATTCTTCATACCATCGGCAAAAGCACCAATAGCAGGTTTCGCATCCTTAAGCTTCTGCGTAACACCCTCAACCGCGCTCGTCATTGGCCCAATGAACGGCTCAATAAACTCTGCCGCCGCCGAAGATACAGCCGTCTTAAAGTTGCCTAACTTCGCAGGAAGAGTGGCACCCATCTCCTTAGCAAGCTCACCCGTCTTGCCATTAATAGCGTCGATAACCTGCTCGTAGGAAATCTTGCCTTCTTCGCCGAGCTTCTTAACCTCCTCAAAGCTCATGCCAAGGGACTCTGCCAGGTAGCCGTAGATATTTACGCCACGCTGCTGCAGCTGCATAGCGTCACCGCCCATCAGCTTGCCTGCAGCCTTAATCTGCATGAGGACTAAGCCAACGTCCTCAGCCGAGCCGCCAGCAATAGCTGAAATATTCGTCAAGGCCTTGATCGAGTCATTGAGGGGCTTGCCTGCCTCAACGCCCGCCTGCATAAGCATTGAAGCTGTACCCGCTGCATCCGCCAAAGACACATTAGTTCCAGTAACAATGTCGTTAAGACTGTTCATTGTGTCGCCGGCCTGTGCTGAAGACAGCCCTACGTTACGGAACATGATGTCTGCACGCTTCATGTTATTTAGTCGGTCGAAACCGCCAGATAACGCTTGAGTGGCAGAAGACACGCCAAGGAAAGCGCCGCCAGCCATGGCAGCCCGCTTGGTAAAGCGCCCCAGAGAAGATACGAATCCCCCGCCAGAACGAGAAGCGCCTTCCATATCGGAGCCAAGTCCACGAATTTTACCGCGAGCGGTGTCTGCTTCGTTTCCGGCGCGGCGCTCTGCTGACGCTACGTCCTGCTGGGTGGCCTTTAGGGATAAGGATTTAGCGGCTACTCGGTCATTCGCACTCGCAAGATCGGAGCGGCTTTTGCGGAGGTTTCCCTCGGCGGTGGCGACCTGATTATTGGCGGTTGCCGCCTGCTTCTTTGCGGTCTCGAGTTGACGCTCCGCTGCGGCGGTTTGCTTCGTGTTCGCGCCGTAGCGGTCGCGAGTGTCCATAAGGTTCTTCTCGGCCGCGGATACCGCATCAGACTTAGCCTTCGCGTTAGCTCGTGCCTCATCCAGCTGAATCTCCGCGGTGCGGATCTTCGCCGATGCAGTCTGCTGCGTCGTCCGGGCGTTCGCCAGCTGGTCTTCCGCACGAGCCAGCGCAGTAGACTTAGTTTGTCCACCGCTGCGGGCGGCGTCTAGGTTCTTCTCCTCACGAGCTACGCGCACTGCCGCATCGGCCTGCTTGTTCTTCGCCGTCTCGAGCTGCTGTTCCGCCTGCGCCAACTGCGAAGCCTTAGCATTTCCGGAGTTACGCAGATTCTCCAGCTTCGCTTCCGCAGTTCCCACGTCTGCCGCCGCCTGGGCCTCCGCCTTACGCGCCGTCGCTAGCTTAGTGGAGACTTGGGAGACTTTAGCCGCAGACGCCTGCAGCCCACTAGCCATGGACTCACCAGCGCGCTTACCACTGGCGGCGAACTCCTTCTCAACAATTTCGCCGCCCTTTTTCGCCGCGCCTGACGCCTCCTTAACCAGCGTGCCTATGAACCCCTTCATCTCGGCATTGACTGGTACCCACACAGCATCGGACATGACGGCCTCCTAAAGCGAGTCGAGATAGTCCAAAACCTCCTCCGGCGAATGGTCACCGAAGGAGCCATAGGACGTTTGGTTAACAGGTTTCGACCACGGGAACTGGGGCATGCTGTCAAAAATGGTTTTGCCCTTGTCCACACCGGACAAGCCGGTGGCGGCGGTGGCCGTGGCCCAGAACATGCGCCACAGTTGGGCGTCCGCCAGAGTCCACGGGGTACGCGCCCCATTCGGGGTTTCCAGCCAGAACGCCGGAGCATCAGGCGGCAACCCCTCTAACAGGACGCGTAGCTTCCGTAGGGTGATGTCCCCGCGGTAGAAGTCACCGAGGACGTCTTTCCCGTAGTGGGCTTCTAGCGACGCTTCTGCTGCTTCCGGGCCGCCGAACGACGCGAGGAGCGATTCAGGCGTGTACCTTTTCCCGAAGAATCGACGGCCTGATTACGCTCCAGGTACTCGTTGAATACGAGGAACCACAGGTTCGAGGAGCCGCCTGCGGCAAGGAACTTGTCGTACTGCTCATCGCCCATGTACCAGGCGGCAAGGTCAGGCTCCCAATCAATGGCCTGCAGCTCTTCCTTGTCATCGTCGGTCAGAGTCAGCGGGTCCTGAAAGTCGTAGGTTTCGCCCTTAAAGTCGAACGGGATTCGGCCCTTGTTGGAGCCGGTGGCTTCGGCGCGCTGCTCGATGAGGGCGTCAAGATTGATATTGGACATGGCTGGTCCCCTTTCAAAAGTCTTAGGGTGGCTGGCCCTTTAGTGCGGAAAGATTGTTTGCGGGGAGCGGGCAGGCCAGCCAATTTTTGGTTCCCGCACCCCTACCCCAAGGAAGGTGAATTAGGCAGCAGCGACGTTGATGGTCAGCTGCTTGGTTGCCGACAGCTTGCCCTCATCGGTGACCTTCACGGTGAAGGTGGACTCTCCGGCAGCGGTCGGAGTACCGGTGATAGCGCCGATGGATTCGTTCAAGGACAGGCCCTCTGGCAGAGTGCCGGTGGACACCGCGTAGGTGTACGGAGACTTACCGCCCTTGACCGCTACGGTCGCGTTGTACTCCGCGTTCTGCTTACCTGCGGGCAGCGAGCTCGTGGAGATAGACAGCGGCGTGGAACCATCCGTAGCTGCGGACGTGTTCGCACCACCAGTAGCCCAAGCGGAGTTCATCTGCCAACGAGCAGTCTTACCCACACCCTCCGGAAGGGTGGCGTTGTAATCCTCGTAGGATGCCGGGTAGGAGGTGTAGGTAACCTCAAGGCCGAACATCTCGTCCTTCTTGAAGACCATCGAGCCACGCTCAGTAATCTGCGCATCCAACAGGTCTAGGCGCAGAGCCTTGTCACCATCGACAACATCAATGTGAAGGTGCTCGTGGCCGAACTGCGGCAGCGCGTCCTCGTAGAAGGCGAAGGAGCCGTCACCCTGGTCCTCCAGCGCATCCTCGGACACACCCAGGAACTTCGCGAAGTTCTCAATGCCGGTCTCCCACAGGGTCAGCTTGACGGACTTCACAGCCTTGGTGATGTCGGTGCGGATTGCGGAAACTTCCTGCCAAGGAATGTATTCCTGCTTATCCTCATCGAAGCTAATCTCCAGACCATCCGGGGAGATGTAGCCAAGGTTGTAATGGGTATCGGTGTTGTACTTTTCGCCGAACGGGACCGGTTCGGTTCCGAGGACGGAGGAGCGGACAGCGCCGGTCATGCCAACGCGGGCCTTGCGGGCGTTAAAGCCCTCCAGAGTCTTCTGGTCTGCCATGATTGATTCCTTTCAAAGAATGATTGGGCATAGAAAACCCGCCCAGGCCACACGACCCGAACGGGATGGAAAACTGTACGACGGTACTTGGCTAGGTCTTGAGCACCATCAAATCGACTACAGCCCCCAAGACCCGGAGCTGCGGGTTAATATCCTCACGCGTAGAAAAACGCGGACAGTCCACGCTTTTCACACCGCTGCCCTCTAGGAACGGCAGCTGGTGCAGAGCGGCGCGCACCCTGTCCCCTACCGGCGTGCACTGAACGCGAGACACCCCGACGACCTCCACATCAAGGGAGATAATCTCCGAGATGTACTCGCCCGTGTCCGCTCCCCACGGCACGACTTCACTGCCGGGGAGGAGGTCAACTGTTACCGCGGGGGTCAGTTTCTCGAGCTCGTCCGCGGGAGGTAGATGATCCGCCACCCACAACTCATCTCCGAGAACCTCCGCCACCGCGTCGATAGCAAACTTGAGGATGTCCACATCGTTCATCGGCGCACGCTCCTTCCGGCACGGCGGGCAATGCGTCCAGCACGCCGAGCGTCTTTATCGTCAACGTGTCCAACGATGTTTAGGCCAAAGCGGCCATTCGCGTGCGCGTACTCTTTGACCTCCACGCCGGCATCAATCCCGGCCTTGTTCAGGTCACGGCGAATCTTGGTAGAGATTTTGGCCGCACGATTGTGCACTTTCGCATGGACCGCGTTGGTATTCATCACCTGCTGGAAAATCGCGTCAGTATCAAGCTCGACTCGTACCACGGTAGACCTCCAAATCAACCTCAGTGTGCGGAAGTAGTGGCCCGCGCCAGTGCTCCGGGTCGCCCACCACCCACGTGCCACCAACCCCACCAATAACCCGAATCCGGTCATTGGTTTCGAGCTGGTCAAGCAAATGGGGCGGCTGCGAGTACAGGCGCCACTTCGTCACGACGAGCTGGCTACTGCCTGTCTCGTCCTCACTCGTGGACACCTGCTGGACACTGACCGGCGCGGCAACAGGAATGACCTCCGGGTCATCCCAGGATTCAACGAAGCCGCCATAGTCACCACGGATACGCCGCGGGCGAAGAATCTCAACCCGCTCGGTAAAAATCAGCTGCATCATGGCCACTCACGCAGCTTGTACTGGTCGATGATGCGCCACTCAGTAGCCATCGGGGTGATGGACCCACCGCCCCCGCCACCAGCCGGGGCACCAACACTGATACCACCAACGCTGACGTTGCCGCCTGTACCAGCGAGTACCGACCGCTGAACAATTTCGGCAGCAATGCGCAAAAGGTCAGGGGCCTGGTCGAACCCATGGCGCAGGGTTACCTCAACCGACCTAAACCGGTCGGGAAACTCCCCCTCGTAGAGCTCGAGCATCCCGGACTGAGACCACCCAAAGCTAGAAGGATCAACCTCGGCGCCGCGGATAACAACACGGGAAATGTCTTCCACGTGCATAGTCGGCAGACGCAGCAACGTCCCACCGAACGCATCAACCGTGATTGTTTCTTCCTTCACTGGGAACACGTGCCAGCCGCACAGTCTGCGGATGCCGGCGAGCGTGGCACTGATTTTCTCCGCCAGCCCAGGAGTGGAGGCAGGTACCAAGCCGCCAGATAGGTCTGTGACCTGCTCAGGCGTCAGCTCCGAGGATTCCAGCGACTCAGTCATTTACCTCACTCCTTCGGTTCCGGCTTAGCGGCCTTGGTTGCTCCACGAGCAGCCTTGTTAGCAGGCTTCCGTTCCTTGGTCTCTGCCTGATAAGGCAGCAGTCCCATGTGAGCCGCTACCTCGTCGGACTCGGCCTGAACGATGTGCTCAAAGCCGTTCTCGCCGATGCGCTTGTAGAGCTTCATTAGAACTCAGCACCGCCTACGGTCAGCTTGACGAAAGCGGACGGGTAGCGCACTGCCAATGCGAGGCGCTCCTCAGCGCGGATGGTCACCTTGTTGGTGGTGAAGTTATCCGCGTGGGTGTTCGTTGCCTCCACGCGCACACCGCCCTTGCGGTACACGGTGCCGCCCAGGCCGAACGCGCCGACGAGGACGGTGCCCTTCGGGATGGCTGGGGTGACCACGGTGCGCAGGCCCCATAGGCCCGGCTGCTCCATAACGGTGCCGTTGCCGTAGGCACCCTGGAAGAACCCGCCACCGTAGTACTGGCCATTGTCGTCCTTCTTCAGCCGGATTGGCTCGTAGTCGGCAGGGTTGATCATCACGCCGTCGGCAGTGAGCTCGGTCGCTGTGGAAATCTTCGTGGTTGCGGAGAAAATCTTATCCGGCACCGCATCAATCGAGGCGGCGGTATCCACCTGCAGGCCGTCGCGGTTGAGCAGGCCCTTAATGTTGTTACCCATGCCGTCGCCGGACAGGAGCTGCTTTTCCTCGAAGATAGCCAGCTTGTACAGCAGGCGGTTATCAATCTCAGACTTGAGGAACGGAAGATCCTCGAGGAACTCGTCGGTGATGGTGATCCATGCGGCAATCTTGCGCAGCGGGTCGGTGACCGCGGTTGGGTTCGCCACATGTACCTGCGGCTTCTGCGCACCCTCAGCCACGGTGCCAAAGTCACCCTCGAACGCACCCTCAATGAAGTAGCTGATGGCGTTGCCGGAGATAGTTCCGGAGCCGAGGAGGTCAGCCAGGACCGGACGGTCACGCTTACCGTGGACGACAGTCTTGTCCACATCGGTCAGAACCGGAGTCAGTGCATCACCAGCGGTGGTGACGGTATCCGTGTTCGCCTTGAACTCCGTCGCGGAAACAGTGGAGTTAGAGCGGTCACGCAGGACAGACAGGTCACCTGCGGACTTAAGGAAGTGCTCGCCCAGGGTACGGGCGGCTTCTTCCTTCTTGGCCTCCGGCATGCCCTTGAAAAGCTGCTCATAGGAGCCGAAATTCTCCGCTGCCTTAAGCTGAGCGTCCAGCGTGCCGAGCTCGGACTCAATGTCTTTAAGGCGGGCTACCTGCTCGGCGGACGGAGCGCCCGCGGACTTAGCCTCAGTGACAATCTTAAGGCCCTCGTCGGCCAGCTTGGCGCGACGCTTCTTCAGTTCAACAGTCATGTTGATAGTTCCTTTCGGTTAGTCGCGCCCCACGGCGCGGAACATGGTCTCGAATCGGTCAAGGTCAGCCTTACGGCCTTCCTCGTCCTCATCGTCTTCATCGGATTCACCGGCATCCTCGCCGGGCTCGTCCTCGCCACCGCTATCAGTGACCTCAGATGACGAAACCCCCTCATCCGAGGACTCATCCTCAGAATCGGGGGTATCTTCATCGTCATCTTCTTCATCAGTTCCCGGTGGCCCGCCCAGGGACTTCCCGCCCAGAACCTCCAGGAATCGTTCGGCAAGCGTCTCCGGCAGTGTTAGGTTCACCGTCGGGGATTTCACCGCCAGCACTTCGGTCTCCGGATTCGCGCCGAGCGGCACAACGGACACCTCAAACAGGTCAACTTCCTTGAGGAACCGCACGCTCTTACCATCAAGCTCGCCATACTCACTAGACGTCGCGGCGAAAGCAAAGCTCATCTCCCGAACACGACCCTGCTTGAGTAGGCGGTGCACCTGGGCACCCTTCGGCGAGTCGGTATCAAGCTCGCAGACCACTTTCAGCCCGTGCTCGTCCTCCTCAGCGGAGGTCACCATGCCGATATTGAAGTCCGGATCGGCCATATTATGGCCCCACAACAGCGGAATCGGAGCACCCTTTTCGTCCCATGCCTTCAACGACGCTGCAAAAGCGCCCTTCTGCACTACGTCCCCGTAACTGTCACGGTTACCGAATACGGACGCGTACGCCTCAAACTCGGCCTTTTCTCCATCGCCGAGGGCTTTAACCTCAGCGATGACGCTCTTTACTGTCATTCTTCTTCCCCTTCAGGTAAAGCTGATTGGTCATCCGGCGGATCAACCACCTCCTGGTCACCAGAAGACTCCCCCTCACCCCTCAACCCGAGGTTGAGCGGCTGGATGAGTCGGTCGCCTTCCGGAACCGCCGGCATGTTCTGGCGTGAGCGCGCTTCGTTGACCGTCATAAACGGCCCGCCGACTGCCCCGCCAAGAACCGCGGCCTCTTCCTCGAAGTTTCCCTGAAGCTTCTCCCGAAGATTGAACTCGAAATAGATATTCTCCAGATTCGGATGCTCCTCAGCGAGATAACTACGTTCTGACACGTAACGCAGGATTCGGGCGTTCAGCTTCTCGCTAATCTGCTTCAGAAGCGGCCCCAGCGTGTCGCCGTACAGCGATTTACGGAACTCTTTCACGTTGGAGTAGTTAGCGTTGTCGAGCAGGCCGAGCATTGTCGGGTTGACGTGGTACACACCAGCCACCGTGGTCAGCGCCAGCTTCGACGCCTCCACGAACTCCTCCTCATGGGCGGTAACGGACAGCTTTCGCCACTCCATACCGTCCTCGAAAACCGGAACACCACCAGCCTGCGAACCACTCTCACCAGTAAACGCCGCCTGGAAAGAGTGCTTGAACCGCTGGCGTGCCTCCGGAGTCCAATCCGGCGCATCCTTAGGGCGCGTCACATAAGAACCCACACGCCCGCCGCGCTTCCACATCTGAAGCCGGAAAATCTGCGCCTGAACTTGTTCCTCGAGAATCACCCGAAGCGCCTCAATCGGCGACGCCCCGAAACGCTCATCCTCCGGCGACCACCCATGAATACGAATCAAATTGTCCTCAGGAACAATCCGCCCATGAGCATCATCACCAGGGAAATGAACGCGAGCGCCACGAACACCGTAGGCATCCGCGTCAATCCACTGAAGAATCCAATTCCTCGGGATATGACGCAGCAGAATCTTCTCCCCATCGTCGGCAATGTAGAGAATCGCCTCATCGTACAGGTCAAACGTAGACACCAACCCGAACAGCAACTCGTACCATGTTTGGTCAGGGTTTGGTTCGCGCAGAAGCGAACCAATCGGGCCGGAGCGCACCCGCTCACGCCCACCATCAGGCATCAGCTCCAGGGCGTGCAACCCAATCTGAGCAACGTTCCGCGCACGGAACGAAATCACCATCCGAAGATACGGCTGCGAACGCCACAAGTCCGCCGGCGACTGATTCCGAATCTGCATCAGAAGGTCATCCATGTACGCCGACACAATCGGCGCTTGCAACTCGCCTGGCTCCGGCAACATCGTCGATTTACTGAAGCCAAGCCACTCACGAAGCCCCATAAACACCTCCTAAAGAATCATCAAATCCGCCGTCTCGTACGCTGATTGTTTCGGCGGCTCTATCTCCGGCTGACAGGCAAGCCAAACAGCCGCGGTCGCGGCCACAATTGGGGCAACATCACCCACTGATTTCGAGCGGTCCCACATAAACGCATCACCAGCACGCCGGTCCTGCGCACCCGTGGCAGCAGCATCAAGCGCGGGCTGTCCACGGTGCCGCAGCTTCGACTGAGCAACCAGGTCATAAAACGCCAAAGTGCCCTGAGTCAGGTCAGGCCCAGCCCACTCGCGCACCGTAAGACCCGCCTCCCGCAACCGCGGAATAAGTGTGCCTACGGGAGCACCACGAGCCTGTACCGCAACCTCACCCTCAAACCAATCGGATGACTCGATACGCTGCTCCAGCCACCCAGTCACCCAATCAATACCCGGGCGCGAAGCCAACAACTCGATATGCCACAACCCATCCGGGCGCTTCATCGCGCCAACGATGTGCGCAGCCTTCAAGTCAACCGCAACGTCCAGGCCAACATGCACCTTGGCGCCCGTGGCGCGCCGCGACTCCGAATCCAAACACGAAGCCCACGACCCCTCCGGAAACTTCGACGGGGCGAGAACATCAACCCACTGGCACAAGTTCTCTGTACGGAACTCCGCCTCCGTCTTGGTATCGAACTCGGCCTGAATATCACGCACCGTCAACCGGCTACTGCCCAAGTCCGGGTTCGCCTGCGCCCAGCCCTGCTTGTCCGAAGGGTCAAGGTCAGGGTCAGCCGACCACTCGGCCATAAACAGCGTCGCCGTCTCAGTGCGCTGCTCATTAATCGCCTTCGTGGCGGTATCGCGCAGGTGCCGCAGGACTACGGAGCGAGCATCACCAGCGTTCGAGGTAGCCACATTGAAGCCGACCAACGGCGAGTTCGTCGTCGATGACAGTGCCGACCATCCAGCCCAGTCCTTATGCTCACGCAGCTCATCCATGTAAAGCAGGTTCGCCGTCTTACCGCGGCCTGCCTTACGGTCCAGCCCCGCAATGCGGTACACACCCCAGTTAGAACGCAGCGCCTCGAAGCCGTGCGCAAAGGATGTGCGCTTCATGCGCTTCTTCAGCCGTGGGTTCTCATCGCATTCTTTCTCGATGTCTTCCCACAACTCGTAAGCATCGTTCTTCGTCTGAGCTGCGCCGAGGATGTATTTCAGGCGCTTTCGGAACAGTGCCCACTTGATGAGCGTCTTCGCGAAGTGCGTCTTTCCGTTTTGGCGAGCCACAAGCACCAGAATTGTTTTGAACCTTGGGATTTCCTCGTCCCACACGGCGGGGTCATCGGGGTAAAGTTCCTTGACCTTGTCCTGGTCCATGAGCTCAAGGCCGTGAATTGCCAGCCACTCTTGCCACGGTGACAACGGCTGGCGCAAAATCTCGCACGCAAACCACACAACATCAAAGCCCCACGACGTTTCTGGGGTCAGCTCGCGCAGCGGCGGAGTGAAAACACGCGGCACCGTGGAACCAACCAGAGGCGCCATCGATTACCAGTCCTCGTCATCCTCTTGAGTATTCAGCCCAAGCTTGTCGCGCCCTTCAGGATTTAACCCGAGTGACGTCAACACCTTATGCAAAGTTGGCATGGGCCCAAACGCAGTCTTGTGAATCGCGTCCGGGTCGCCCGACTCCCGCGCATCATCGATAATGTCCGCAAGTTGATATGCGAGCTGAATGTCAGCCTCGTCAGTGTCCTCGAGATGGTCCGCCGTCTCTACAGACTTGCGAACGGCATCCCGCATGCACGGAAACTCGCTGATTTCGACGTCCTCGGGCTCGTCGTCGGTCGGATAGCTCTTCCTTAAAGCCAATGGTCATACCTCCTTAATGCGCGACCCCGGTTCGAACCTCGGGGAGAGAGGACGCCTCACCCCGCCGGAGGCGTCCGTGGAAAAGATCTCTGGTGATTTTTGGGGCCTACCCTTAGTGTCACCATTGTTCGGATTGGTTGCCGAGGGCGTGGATGGCGGTTCCTTTGCCGCGGCTGCGGTTGCAGTTGGAGTGCGCGGCGCGGAAGTTAGCGGGGTCGTCGGTGAGCTCGGGGTGTGTGCTGCGTGGGTAGTAGTGGTCGAGCTCGTAGGCGTCCGGGGTTTGCGGCGGGGCGGTGTAGTCGATGGGTTGGCCGCATAGGTGGCACGGTGTGGCGTTACGGGCACACTGTGCTTTGAAGTCTGCAGCGAGTTTCTTTTGGTGACGTGAGTCTGCCCAGCCCATGACGCCCCCTTAAAACGCGAAATACCCCCACCTGTGGTGAGGGCATAAAATGTCGTCGCGTCGATTGTACACCGGATGTGGGGAGTGGCGCTAGCGGTGGCGGGCGTGGTTGAGGGCTTCGGTGAGTAGGTAGCCGTTGCGCCCGTTGGGCATGGTGGTTTGGGTGATGTGTCCTGAGCGTGCCCATCCTCGGATGGTGTCGGCGGTGGTGGGGATGCCTCGTGCTCGGAGTTGTCGTGCGATGTGTTCTGCGCCGTGTCTGGGTTCGGGTTGTTTGGCGATGGTTGCGGGTTGTGGTGGGTTGCATCTCCTGTCAAGGATTCGGGTTTGGTTGGTGAGTTCGTCTGTGAGGTCGTTTGCCCAGTCGAGTTCTGACACTGCCTGTGCGTGGAAGGCTAGTTTTTGGCAGAGTGCGACTGCCGCAGCTTCGTCGTCCCGGACTTTGACCCCGATATCGCTGAAGGCGTTGAAGGCTACTTCGCGCAGGCGGGGCTCTTGGTCGAGCCAGCATGAGACGTAGAGCCAGTTGCCGGGGGATTGTGGTCCGGGTGCGGGTTTCATGGCGCGTGCTTCGGGCGGGGTTGGTCGTGAGTATTTGAGGCTGTTGAGTTCTTGGTAGAGGTTGGCGAGGTGGCGGGCTAGGTCTCGTAGGTGGTGTTCATCTACTGGTGGCATGGGTCCTCCTTGATGGTGATGTGTGCGCCTGTCCAGCCTTGTGGGTGGTATTTTTTGGTGGCGTGCCAGGTGGTGATGCGGGAGTCGTCTTTGATTACTCCGGATATTTGCAATGCGTCTCCCACGGCTCTTGCTAGTTTGTCGGCATCTGGGGGTGTGGCTGGTATGGGGTATTTGGGGTGTTTGGGTTTGGGCATAAAAAATACCGCTGTGACCTCGATGGGTTCATCTAGCGGTTGTCCTGTGTATTGGTGGCGCATGGTGGTGATCATTTTGTCGCGCCAGGGTTTGAGGTATTTGGATTGCTCAATCATGCGCCCTCCACCTACGTGGCGTTTGGAGCCTTGAGCGGCGGGGCGGCCTGGGATTTCGAAGTGTAGTTTCATTCCTCCATCACCTCCGGCTGGCTGACCATGCGGCGGACGATTCGTGTTTCTTGTCCGGGGTGGTCGCGGATTGCGGCAATGTCCCCGGCTTTGATTAGTGAGATTGGTACTTCGATGGTGTTAGTCATTGTGTGCCTTTCGGTTGGAGATTTCGGAGATTTTGTCCGCTTTGAGTGGGGTGATGATTTCGACGTCGCAGTCGTCGGTTCGTAGCCAGCGGGTGCCGTTGAGGAGCCACCAGGCTTCTAGGTCGATGTCGCTGTGGCTGCGGACGACGAGTTGTGGGAGGCCGCCGCAGACGGTGGCGAGGAATGGGGTTCCGGCTGGGGTGTGAAGTGGGTTGGTGATGATTTCGTAGTCGACAACGTCGCTGTCGGTTTCGTCGGTGTAGCGGGCGTCAGCGTCGAGGTCGATGTCGTCCGAGGGGATGGTGACGGTTACGCCGTAGATGTTGCTGCCGATGTGGTTGATTGTCGGCTCTGGATCGTGCATCACGATGAGTTCCTGGCCGTTGACGCGGAAGGCGTTGGGGCTGATGGTGATTTTTGGTAAGTGCATGTGGGTTCCTTTAGCGGTAGCGGAATACGGGGCGTGGGTTGGATGGTTGGTGTCGGGTGTGTTTGCGGGTGGGGATGGCGCCTAGTTGGCGGGCGCATGCGCGGCCCACGATGGTGTGTTGGGTTTCGGTGAGTTGGCCGTGTTCGGCGCGGGTGACTAGACGTTCGATGAGGCTCGGAAAGGTGGTAGGCATTCGAGTCCTTTCAGGTATGGGTCGTTGTTGAGGGCGAGGTGGTTTGCGGCGTGGAGGGCTTCGGGCCAGGTTCTGAACTGGCGGCTGAAGGGAAATCCGTATGGCAGGGTGATCAGGCCTGTGCGCTCTAGGATTTGCCATCTCCGAACTCCGTCGTTGCGAATTGTGGATCGCACGAGGAATCGTGGCTTGGTGAGGCGTCGCATTGTGTCTCCTTTCAGAAGGGCGGTTCGGGTTTGTGGGTGCAGCGGTGGGCTTGGCCGTTGGCGTAGCGGATGCCGTTGTCGTCGCAGAGGTTGCACGCGTCGATGGCGGCGCGGCGTTGCTTCTTTTCGTCGGCTTGGGTGGAGTGTTCGGCTTTGGCGGCGTCGTTGATGAGTGTGCGAAGAAGTCCGGGGCCTTTGGGCTCGGGGCGTCGGTTGAATTCTCGTGTCCCGGCGGCGATGGCCGATTCGGGGATGCCGGCGTCGCGGGCGCGGCGCGTAGCGTCCGCTAGCCCATCGAGAGTAAGGCTGCCAGCCACTTGCCTATCCCCTTGATCACCGTAAGTTGGCTGGCTACCTGTACCCCCTATACTGGTCGGGTCGGGACGGGACGGGACGGGTATGGTACCGGACATTTCGGGGACTCCCTCAAATGTCCCCTCGGTAGACATTCCGGGGACTCCCCCGGGGACATTTTGGCGATTGCGCTGGTTGTCGAGTTTTTGGCGGCGCGATTTGCGTTTCTTTTCGCGCCAAACTGCGCGCTCTTCCTCACGCTCTTCGCGACTCGGTTGGTATTCAAACCATGATCGAAATGAGTAGCATTTCGCACCCAAATCGGATCGTGTTTCGACCCATAAACCACACTCAATTAGCGCACGAATCTGACTAGGAGTGCCCTTCAACGCCTTCACACGCGACGCCGGAATCACCCCATCCGTCTCATGCTTCGAGCACCAGGAACCAGACTTCACCCATAACCCAATTGCCGCATTCGAAAGGTTCTCCACCTTCGGATGGTCATAGAAACCATCATCAACTTTGAACCAAGTAATTTTCCTTACCTCCTTCCAATTTGTAAGTAATCGTTGCGATTGCCAGGACCACGGCGGGGTTAATCACCACACCGTGGCGGGCCGCGCAGGCAATAGCCGCGTAGGCGTGGTCTTGGATATTCATGCCGCGCGCGTAGCTTCTTTAACGAGTTCGCCTTCGAGGCGTCTTCCGGTCGCGGTGTACGTCCAGGAGTCCTGCCCTGGTTCTCCCGCGCGCTTGTTGGGGCGGATGAGTTCATGGCGTTGTAACCAGCGAATCGCGGCATCGGGCATATCGTCCAACGGGCTTTTGCTTGCAATCATGGTGCGAAGTCCGCGCGGGATAGTCCGGCGGCATTCATTAACGGAGTTCGGGTTCTTAACCACCTTTGGGTTGAGGTCAGCGGCGGTCATGAAGAGTCCTTTCATAGGGGCTAATAGGAAAGCCCCGCTGTGGACTATTGAGGTCCTAGCGGGGCGCATAGAGGGTCAGGCCGAATCGGGCGATTCTGTGGGGAACATTCGGCGAAGCCGCGCGCGCTGCACGTCGGTCAGCTCAACGCCGTTATCGTCGGCAAAAGCCAGTATCTCCTCGGCGGATACACCGGCGGTGGCCTCACGAGATAGGCGAGTTAAAGCCGCCAGGGCGTCGGGATTTGCCATAGGATCACTCCTAGAATGGCGGGGCGCCAGGGGCACTGGCAGCCCCACCGCCCATGCCGGCATTCGGTGGCGCGTCCGAGGTTGCAACCTCCGCGAGCGAGGCAAAGACATTCTCCGCACGGAACTCCGTCTTGTACCGATTCTCGCCCTGCTGGTTCTGCCAGGAGCGCTGCAGCAGGCGGCCATGCACAACAACGTGCGAGCCCTTACGCAGCACCTCGGTTGCCCACGCGGTCCACGGGATAACGTCGCCGTTGTCGAACTTCTTATCCCACAGCACCACGTCCACGACAGAGCGCGCGGAGGTCACCCACGTCGCCTGCTGCTGGTCGTAGTACTTCGAGGATTGAATCAGCGTGAAATTCACAACCGGTGTGCCAGACGGCGTATAGCGCAGCTCCGGATCCGCTGCGAGATGCCCGGAGCGATACTCGTAATCAATCATTGTTCACCGCCGGCGATTTCGTTCCAGCGGTCGCGGGCCATCTGTAGAGCCTCATCCGGAACGGACGGGTCTTGCTTCAACTCCGCAACGAAAGCGTTGACCTGGTCGGTGGTGGTGAGCCCAGCCAAGGCGGACTTTAAGTCCGCGAGTAGTTGATCATCCTCCGGCGAAGTAGCAGGCTGGGATTCAATTTCAGCGGGATGTTCCTCCGTAGCCTCTTCACGAGCCGTAGAGCGGCCGAGTGCGGCCTGTAGCCCATCGGCTCCGCGGCCTGGACGATCCGTGCGGGTGGCTCTCGCCTTCACAGTTGCCGGCCGATCTTCAAGCTGCAGCTCCTCAACCGACATCGGGACGCCCTCGAGGACGTCAGCGGCCATGCGGCGGCATACCGCCATGGCAGCCTTAGCGTAGAGCATTTCCTGCGGCTGCGACTTGTACTTCGGGTTGGACGTGAACCCGGCGGTCTTCGCGCGCTCAATGTCCCAGGTGGAGTCAAAGACTTTATCCGAGCCTCGGCGACGCCCGTAGACTGTTACCGAATTGGTGGTCTCCTCTCCTACCCACACTTCGTGGCCGCGGGCCTGCACGAGAGCAACCGCGGTGCGCGCATAGATGGAAGGCTGGCCATGAACCGTGAACACATTCTGCAGGGATTTGGCGATACCGAACCCGAGCGACGCGCCGAATACGGCGGCGGCCATCGCCTTAGCTATCGCAGCCTCTTCACCCTGGGCGGGGCCGTTCTTTTTCGGCTGGTGCGTAGGCAAGTAAATGTCTGGCACCATGCCGCCTTTAATCAAGGTAGGTACTACACGGGCGGCTTTGTCGATGACCTCCAACTCGCGGTCGATAGCATCGATTGCCGCGTTGGCGAAGTCGGTCTTTACGGTTTGGATTTCAGCCTTAGTCGGCTCGTAGGTAGCAATTTCAGACATGCTTGGTCCTTTCGGTTAGTTGGCGTGAAGCCAAAAAGGGTTAAAAGTAGGCTCGTCACCGATTAGCTGAGCAAAGCCGGGGAGAATATCGAAGGGGTCATAATCACGGGAATCATTCTCCGAGGCTGGGAAATCCTCGCTATATTCCAACGGTTCTCCCCGCATGACGAGGCAGTCCCAGTTCGCGACCCAGGCGCCATCGTCAGCCATGAGTGCGGCCGGGGATGGGACCTTTTCTAGGTTCCGGATGTAGTAAGCCCCGCGCTGCCCGTATCCGAGATCTTCTTCGGCGTAGATAACCGCGAAATTCACGTGTGGAAACAGCCGGGAAAGCTCCTCAATAACAGGCTCCGGGTGCTGCCAGGCGGTATCAAACGCAATCTCGCACAACTCGTCTTTAACGACGGTGTGCTTCGCGTTCCATTTAGTGCCCCAGTGCGCGCGCGACCATTCAAACCATTTACGCGGGTTCTCCCGCTCCATCATCGAGATACTGAGGGTATCCATCCATGGGGGCATTGGGATTAGGCGATTGAAATCAACCTCCCCCGCGTCGTCGAGCAGTATTTCCTTGACTTCGGCGAAATGTGATGAGTTCACACGGATCCGGTTAGTAATCCAATTCGGCATTGTTGCTCCTTAGACCGCGAGGTCGGCTTTCTTGTTGAACTGGACATAGGGCGTCTTTCCACTGCGCGAGCGCCGGTCAGCAACCTTTGTTGAGCCCACGCGGGCATACTTCGCATTGCCCATGAGATCCGCCAGTTCGGTCTTTGCCAGCTGGGCGGCGCGTACAGCTTCATCGGCGCCCACGATGGCGTCGAGCCAAGCCACCGCCTGCGCGTGGTCGAGCTGAACTTCAGCCTCCGGGTCAATATCCGGGTGCAGGCCGCGCACCGTCTCATAGGTAGACAGCGAGTCATCAAGATCGGGCGCTTCGCCCGTCTTGGTGGACACATAGATTTCTGCCAGCTGGTCAACTAGCGCGGCAAAAAGATCTTCGCGCCATTCAATCTCGTGAATCTCCGGCTCCGAGAATGGGCCAAGCACCACAATCGACGCCTGATGAATACCGCTCACGCCCATCTGATAGAGCACCTGGGTGAAATAGTCGGCCGGCACCGCGTTTTCCTCACCCGGGCGTCCCCAATCATCCAGAGTCATCGCGGTTTTACACTCCACGATGTGGAAGCGGTCGGGGCTGCTCATTCCCTTCTTGCGGTTGAGCGCGCGCCGGTCGATAGTCGCCAAATTCGGGAATGGGAGATCGTCGTTGGTATAGGCGATTTCCTTGGTTCCGCGGCGCGCAACATTCAACTGCCAACCGGGATTCTTATGCAGCCACCAATCAGCCAGGGAGGCCTCGGCAATATGACCCCACGCGGCGCGATCCGGGTCCATCATGTCAACGTCAATCAACCCGGCGAGCTGGTGCCACGCGGCATACTGCGAGGTGAAACGTGAGACTCCGAGCAGCGCCGGCACTTTCGAAGCGGTAACAATTTTCGCCCACTCCGGCGTTCCAGGCGCGGGTGGGTTAGCGAGAATACGTGATGTCATAGTGAAGTTTCTTTCGATTGCGACTGAGGTAGGTCTCAACAGTCGAATAAGACAGGCCGTAGACCTTGGCGAGGTGGAAGATGGAAGCAGCGACCGGGTCGCCACAGCTGCGCAAAAAATTGAATTCCTCAACCAAAATGGATTTGCTTTCAAGACGAATCGGCGTCATGCATGTCATGCGCGGCGGCCTTTCGGCTGGTTGAGCTTTTCTAAAAGCTCGTCAAAGTGGCCCGCCTGCACGGTAGGCTTCGGCGTCTTTTCAGCTCTCGGTTCTTCGCTTGGGGCTATCAAGTCCGCCATGAGGCGGTGTTGTCGCCCGAGGTAGTCCCACAGGGCATCAAGATCACGTGATACGCGGCGGATGAGCAGAAAGTTCAGCAAGCAGACAAGGGTAAGCGCCGCCCACACCAGCGTGTTTAGAATTTGCGCGGCATCCATCGCCCCTCCTTCCCCATAGCAGCGAGAACATCCATACCGTCGGTGGTGATTTCGCGAACGCGAAGCTCATGGTTCACAGTCGTCAGAGTCACGAGCCCCAGACATTCGAGTTCATGCAGGCGGGACTTATTGCGGATCCGCTTACCCCGCGCGATAGCCAGCAAGTCCTCACGCGTAGTCGTCGAAAGCTGGGAAGTCATAGCACGCCTCCCTCAATCAAGATTCCAAGAAATACGGCGGTACCAAATACCGCTCCGAGCGCGTAGTCCTTGAGGTGGGTCATGCGGACACCGCCGGCTCCACTAGGGAATCGATGACGCGGCGCGGGAATACGACGCGGTCACCAACCGTGATGGGGTGAAGATGATCAGCTGTCCCTTGCGCCACGTGGCGATAAAGACTTCGGGTGCTTACGCCGAGGATTTCGGAGGTTTCGGCCACGGAGTACGTTCGGGCCTTTTTGCTAGGATTCATAGCGTCCTCTTTCAGTGAGTATTTGAGTGGACATGACTAAGACCCCGGGTGCTGGTATCACCCGGGGTCTCGTCGATTACAAGGGGAAAGTGGCAGCGCGCCAGCGCGGGGCAATGCAATACCGCGCCATAGGGCTTGCTTAACGTGTCTAGGCACACGCGGTTAACCACTTTCCGCGTTCTCCGCCCGGGACTCGAACCTGGAACCCGTGGATTAAAAGTCCACTGCTCTACCAATTGAGCTAACGGAGAAAAAAGGGGGCATGCAGCAACGCCTCTTTGCTGACAGGAGCGCAAAGTCATGAGCGCGCTTTAGGGCCGAATGCAGAAAACCCCATTAACATGCCCCCAAGTACCCCGGCCAGGAATCGAACCCGACATAAACCGCACCAGCGGCGAGGCATCTATAACACCAACATCAACGAGCGGTTGGTGAGCTAGTAGGAAAATCGCTCCACTATTCAGTTTTCAAACAGCACGGCCTGCTACTCCCTCATCTATCCCCAAGTGAGGAAGATCCGAGGCCTAGTGCCCGTGCGGGGGCTTGCACCCCGCCGCCAGCTCATGACGGGCTAATCCACACTCCGCGACGATTGGTAGTCCTTAACGATGCGCGCCGCCGCAGCGGACATCTCCGCCAACCGCGCCTGCGGTTCAGAAAGCTGACGCTCAACTTCTTCGCGACGGGCAAGCTGCCTATCAGTGAGCTTGTAGCGGAAGCGTCCCGTCTTCGTGTGGTCGATGCCATGCAGCTCCTTGTGCAGCGGAAGCATCTGCGACTGCAGTTCTTCGATTTCCGCAAAGATGGCATCCAGGCGGTCAGCAGGACTGCGCATCTAAACCACCTCCAGCGCTGTATTGCTGGAACCGTCCAAGGCAACATGCAGCTCATGTAATCCCTTCGGAGTGACGCGCACTGTGGGTGCGGGCTGCTCCATCTCGCCGGTCTTCTCATTCAGGAACGGGCGCGAGAGTTTATGCGCCAAGCGGCCCGTGTTGATAGCCTTGTCCTGGTACGCCTCCCAATGAGCACGGCGACCGGTAGTGCGAAAGATCCACCCCAATTCACGCATGAACTTGAACAGCTGGTCACGACCAATCCGAATGTTCGGGTCACGCGACAACGTCTTCGCTGCGGCACTTACCGAGTAGTCTCCGCCCTGCGCTGCCATCGTGTTCCACGACTTCGCCGGCGCTTCCAGCTCGCGCACTTTGTTGTTCGCAGCTTCGAGCGTTGCCTGAGCTTCAACCAGTGCCTTAGCCATGAGCTCCGGGCCGGACAGCTCGACGGGTTGCTTTGCGCGACGCTCACACTCAATGAAGTAGGCTCTGGCTTGCTTGCCTTTATCGGTGCGCTGGATCATAGAGATTTCCTTCGCCATGTCCAAGCTGATGACGTGGTTGGTTCGCTCCCGGCTGCGTCCGAGGGAATCCTGTACCCGGTCATTTTTGACCGCGTAGTCTTTGCCCTCTTCAAAGCCGTATTCGACCATTCGCGGGAACCAGTGCCGGTATTCCGTCTCGACACCGAGGAAGTCATAGAGGTCTCGGCCCATGACGGCCTGGGTGCCGTCATTATCCTGAATCGGGATTAACTCGTTCATCGTGTATACTCCTTATTGATTCTTCGCTGAATCATTTCTTGCTTAGCCCCGCCTTGTGCGGGGCTTTTTCTATGCGGCGTGCTCGGTCTTGTTCTGAATGACGAGCATGGTGCCGTACGGTCGACCAGTGAGAAATTGCAGTTTCACCAGGTCTTGGGTGCTGGGTAGGGTCTGGCCGTGGTACCACTTGCGCACGGTGTGCGAGGTGCGGCCCAGCTTTTGCCCTACCTGTTCAAAGTTGGTGAGGTTGTGCTGTTCGCGGAGCTGGTCGATAACCGTTGGATCTAGCTTTGCAGTCATTGTGGCTCCTTATGAAGTTCGCGCGTCGTTCTGACGTACATTCATCATTATGCTGCGTCAAATGTAATTACGCAAGACGAATTTCAAAGTTGTCATATATTGCCAGGTAAAAGGCCTTGTCATATTGACGCACGCACTCACATCCAGTACCATCAAAGGCATGAAACAAACACACACAGACTGGTACCGCCGAGTGACACGTGGCGACTCCAACAGGCAGGTATCCAGCATTGCCGGCATCTCCGACGCCACACTTGGCCGACAGCTACGCGCCGGCGAACTCAACGCCGACCTGATCATCAAAATCGCGCAGGCATACGACGAATCCCCCGTCGTCGCGCTCGTAGATCTGGGCTTCGTCAGCGCCAAATGGATGCAGGAAATCGGCACCACTACTGCCCTCACCCGCGCCACCGACGAAGAACTCACCGATGAACTCCTCCGACGGTTGCGTCTCATTGAGGACACGCCGGTTGATGAGTTAGCCGCTCGCCGTTCGAACAACACATCCCCCGTGTCCGATGCGTCTGATTCAATGCCCCTGTCGGCGGTTGCTGATGATTCCCCTGATGAAGATGCTTTGCGTGAAGAAGGTGATTGGACTGACCCGGATTACATCCCCTGACCTCCACCGGCTCGCCGAGTCGATGGGGGTCACCCTCACCCGGCACACAGGCGGTGAGAAAGGCTGGTATGACCACGCCACACGCACGATTAGCACCCGGCGCGGCATGAGCATCGCCCAATACCGCTCCACCCTCGCCCACGAACTCGGCCACGCCGCCCACGGCGACACCCCAACCGGCAACGGCCACTACGACCAACGCCAAGAAAACCGCGCCTGGGCATACGCCGCAAACCTACTCATCTCCCCCGTAGACTTCGCAGCCGCCGCACTCTGGCACAACGACCACATTCCAGCCATCGCAGACGAACTCGAAGTCACACAACACCTACTCCGAACTTGGATCGCTCTCTACGAAAGGACAGCGGCATGACTTCTAATCCCTTTTCTCCTGGACCCCAGCATAAGGAGCCCGCTCGATGGAAGGGCATCTTAGCGTGGGTAGCAGTTATCTTCGGTGTTTTAATGATTATTGCGAGCCTTGCCAGTGGTACTCTCCGTGACACATTGGGCGGATTTTTCAGCGGCGTAGCCCTCATACTCCCCGGCGCCTGGTACATCCTCCACAACCGCCGAGAGAAGAACGGCGCTGTCCCAATGAAGCGTCACTGGGGACTAATCACAGTAGCTTCAATCACGCTGCTCATTCTTGCCGGCGTAACAGCGCCAGCCAAGAGCCCAGATGAAGGCGACAGCGCCGTTGAGGAATCCTCGACAACCGCAGCGCCCAGTTCTACGACGTCGCCAGCTCCTTCACCTACCCTCGAAGAACAGGGTGAGAGCGAGGAGAACAACGATGTTGACGCATACCAAGTCGCGCCGCCAGCCCCGGCGCCGGAAGTCTCCTACGAGGAGCATCCCGTCTACGAGGAAGCGCCGGCTCCTGCACCTGCACCCGCGCCTCAGTACTCGGGAGGTAGTGGCCGAACCTGTGCAGAAATTGGCCACAAGGTCTACCCGGGCGATCCGGAATATTCACTCGAGCGAGACAAGAACGGTGACGGCGTTGGCTGCGAATCCCAACCAGGCTAAAGCTCTCGGCCCATAAACCACAGAAACCGCCCCGGCGCTCACAGCGACCAAACCGAAGCGTCAGGGCGGCAAACCATCAGACCAACTACATGACCTGACAGGAGAATTCTATCCAATGGCAGTCCAGAAACGCAGAACTAAAGCCGGTAAAACAGTTTATGTCGCACGATGGCGCGACCCGTCCGGAAAAGAGCACTCAAAGAGCTTCCCGCTTGCCCGCGAAGCTAAAGCGCACGTCCAGGAGATGGAGCGCGCCACACGAATCGGAATAAATCCTACGGCTGGGGACAAGGTGACCGTCCATGAACTCATGACCTTATGGATTGAGGACCGCAACATACGCCCGGCAAGCCTCGCTCTTTATACGCGTACACGCGATAAGCACTTGGGGCCGCTGGCGAAGTGGCCTGCGAAAGACGTGACGCCAAAGGTGGTGCGTGATTGGCAAACCCAACTCCGTACATGCCGGGCATGGATTTCCAAGGATGATACGGGGATGTCGCCCAGGTACGTGCAGACCGCCGCTAGTCACCTCCGCTCCGCCTATAAGTGGGGCATTGAGAATGAGCTGCTGGCGAAGAATCCGGTGCGGGTCGAGCGCGTGCAGGCTGCGGTGGAGCCGGACGATGTGCCGACAATGGCAGAAATTCAGGCGGTGATCAACCGGGCGCGTGCCGGCGGCGCGGCGTACACGGAGGTTAAGGCCAAAGGTGAGAAGCCGCGAAAGTTGGTGCTGCGCCCAGACCCCGTGTTCGCGGACATGCTCACGGTGGCGGCTTTTACAGGCCTACGAATCGGCGAGCTATGCGGGCTGCTGGTTGAAGAAGTCAACCTCGACTTGGGTGTGGTTCAGGTGCGTAAGCAGCTAGACAAGAGGCCTCCGCATGGGCGCGTGGCGTTGAAGTCGAAGAACTCTCGCCGGGATGTTCCTATCTCTGCCGAGCTACGCCCGGTGCTGGAAAGGTTGACCGCTGTCCGTATGCCGGGCGATTTCCTGTTTACGAATCGGGACGGCCGGCCATTCCTTCCATCGGGCGCTGGGGATAAGGTGCTGCGGGTCGCAACATTCGAGAAAGCGCCCAGAGTGCACTTCCACGCGTTGCGTCATCACTTCGCGAGTTCCCTGCTTTTGGCGGGCGTTCCGGTTCCAGACGTGGCGCGGGTGCTGGGGCATACCCCGGCGCAGCTTTTGAAGACCTACACGCATGCGCTACCAGGTAGCGGGGATCGTGTGGCGGCTGCTATCAGTTCGTCGGTGGGGTGCGGGATTTCTGCGGGATCGCCGCACCTGAGGGTGGTTGGCTAG